AGCAGTTTGCCAAGCCAAGGTTGAAGACCAAATGTATCACAGAGTTCCTCCAATTGTGGTGCTACTGTATTGTGTTGACCGAGAAGTTCAACGAGCACTTTATTAATCGTTCCTTTACCCGAACGACGTGGGCCAATAATGTTAAAAAACTTTTGTTGTTTTGTATCACCACTTAAAATATAACCCATCATTTCTTGTAATGTCATAATTGATTCATAATCATCTGGCCAAAGTGAATTTAAAAACTTTAACCAATTAGGACACTGAGCGTTTTGATTGTATTCAAAAGGCAATGAGTTGGGTGTAAAGAAACCCAACGAGTGTGGTAAGACAGTGTAATCTTTTAAATGAAAGATTCCGTTTTTTAATGAAATCAAATCCCTAGCGTCTGGTTGGTTTTCAGCATACGCCTCTAACCAAATCGGTGGCTTTGTGTTTGCTAAGTTCTGTAAATGAGTGATAGATTTTACAGAATCCAACGCAGCAGAAACACTAGCTGGGGATGGGTTAAATGATTCTAACGCTCCCTTCTTCCCAGTCTTCTTACACTTATCCAAAAAGATATACAATTTGGAGCGTATCGTCGCCTCTTCAATAATCTCATAGTGAGTTCCAACGTGCGAATAAAACTCCTGGGCATAGTGGACTAAGGTGTACCCTTCCTCATTAGAAAACAAACTATCTAAAAAAACTCGAGCATGGTTCATCGATCCTTGTTCAAGTATGATTTCTCCTCTTTCCAATGCCTCTTTACGTTGCTTTTGGTTGACTTTAAATATGAGTGACCTTAGTGTATATGTCGAACCCGTTTCACGTTTAAATGATTTCCACTTTTCTGAACATGAATAATCACCAGACTCAGCGTATTTTGGGTAATTACCATCTGCATACGACCATCTATCCCACAAGTCACAAGCCTCTAAATCACCTCGGAATTGGTGGTGTAATGCTTGCCCAATGTTTAACCAATCCAAATACCCACAGTCTGGTGTAAGTTGAGATAATAGTTCCGTCTCAACTCTAGCCAAATCATACTCTGGTATGGGTGGTTTATAGTCTGCAAAGTCATCCCCCGTCACGTTTACTACTCGATTCGGAATAACGTTGACTAATTCTTGCACATCGGTAGGAATCTCACCCTTAATATGATGTCCAGTCACAGTAAAATACCTACCTTGAGGATAACACTCAAAGCCAATCGAATGGTCAACGTGAGCAACTCGCAACATCGCCCTTGTGAATATCTTTACCCCAGTTCCCGAGGGTGAAACTTCCATATAACCATCAATAGAATCAGCAATTTGTTGCATTGCAACATTTGTGAAACCACTGGACTGGTCATAACACTTGTCTAAATCTACACCAATAAGATTGTCTTCATCACTAAAAACAAACCCTATGCCACTGTATCGATTAGGATTTTTTTCATAGGCTGCTTGTACAGTCAAAAAGTCTGTCCATGTTGCTGGGTTTGTGGCAGATGCTTGTTTTCCATCTACCTGGAATGGCAGTTTGCTCCACTTTTCATTTGGACCTACTTTAGTGTGATTCCACAAAACCCATCTTGGGATTTGTTTGAGTTCCATGGGGATATTATTGAAGTTTACAGGTAGTGCTTTTGGTTTTTCCATGTTTGTCCTTTCTAATTTAAACCTAGTATAACACAGAAAATCAAAAATTTGTACCAGTAGTACTAGTAGTATGGGTATATTTACTCTTTTCTTTTATTTTATTTTTTTAAATAAATAAATAAAAAATAATAAAAGAGGGGTACTACTAGTACTACTGGTACAAATCATAACTTTTAGTTATATTAAAACTTCATAACCTAGTCTTTTTAGCATAAGAGCTGACCATTTTCTAAATTCTTCTCTATTTTTGGATATTTGCTCCTCCCTATCATCCCATTCGGCTTGGATAACAAACTCCTTTGAAATGGAATCATAGTATTCTATCTTGGTTAAATTACCATCTTTGTCATAAATATCAACGGGATAGACTGAAATCATAGTTCTTTTACCTTTTCTTTCTCTTCCCAATTGTCTTGGGTTCCATAATCCCCTCTAGATGCCCTCATACGCTCTTTTTCTCTAAACTGAGGCTCTACCCTTAACCACTCCATAAAAGCCTCTTGGTACTCCAAATAATCGTCATTGACAACGAATAATGGATGGTTTAATCCTTGTACGTCTACTGCATGAGATATTTCAGAAGGTCGAATCCACTTCTTACTCTTTCTAATTCTATCTCTGGCTAATATAAAACGATTGTAAGCCTTTGTTTGTTCGGGATTTAGTTCAATCCTCTTCATCTGTAAACCTTTCTGTATTTAAGTGATCAATGGAAATTGGCTCTCTTGCCATGTAGTTTTTTAATTCGTATATTTTTTTCTCAGAAATACCCAACATTTCTGCTAACTCGTTGTTTGTAGGAATTCGCCCTAATATTTGAGATAATTTTCTTTCGGTGTAATTCAGCTTTTTAATGTTTTGCAGAATGTTAATTGGTAAGCGAATCAGATTTTCTATATTACCAACTTCTCTATTTACACCTTTTATGATGAATGGTTTTGCATAAGTAGCAAACTTAGCATTGTTTTTTGGTTTCCAACGTTTTGCTGAAATAAGTAAAGCCTCATTACCAATAGCAATAATATCCTCAACTGGGACTTTGCTATGATTCCAGGCAGTCATCTGTCGAACCAAATACACCACAAACCGAAGGTTATGGGTAATTAGTTTATTGAGTGCAGCCTCATCACCTTGTTGAATTTTTTTAGCAAGTTCATGCTCTTCCTCTGTCGTTAGAGGTTCTATACCATACAATGATTGTAGGTAATCACTAAGGATATCATTGTCAATCATGGAGTCCCATTTTGTTGTATAATAACAACAGTATACCACATTATAAAATTTAGGGCGAATTTATTTGACTTTTTGCATTAGTAAGTATAGAGGGGACAGTGTGTCGACAACATTGTCCTTGCCGATACAAGGACTTACCCTCTACCTATCAATTACTTATCGGAGTATCAATATGAAACGACTCAATCCAAAGACCAATTTGCCATTTAAACACGGGGACACTCGTGAAGACGGATATATTTTTATTGGATATGCTTTAACAAAGTTAAAAAAAGACGGATTTTTTGAAGAAGCTTGGATAGATCTAAATAATTTTAAAAAACGTAATGAATCTCAAAAAAAATATCAATTAAAAATAAAAGAAAAAATAAAAGAACGAAATAAAAAATATAGAATAAAAAATTTTGAAAAAATAAAATCAATTAAAAAAGAATGGTTTAATAAAAATAGGGAATTAGTATATTCAAATAACGCAAAAAGAAAAGCAACTAAATTAAATGCCACACCATCTTGGTTAACTGATAACCACAAAAAACAAATTATTGAAATATATAAAAATTGTATAGAAATAACTAAACAAACTGGTGTGCAGCATCATGTAGATCATATCATTCCATTAAAAGGAAAGGAAGTCTGTGGTCTACATGTGCCTTGGAACTTACAAATAATAACTGCTACAGAAAATATCTCAAAGAACAATAAACTAATCGAACATTGAGATGCGTTTTCCTATCCATTTCATACATGGAACTGCCATAGAATTACCACACGCTTTGTATCTAGGGCCGTCTGGACATTCTTCTGCTGATTTTTTACGCCAAGGAATTTGTGTATAGTTGTCGGGCATTCCCATTAAACGCTCACATTCAACTGGAGTTAATCGTCTGACTGCCATATTAGTAAATAACTGTTGGTCTTGGGTTGTTGATATGGTAAAAGTCTTTTCATCACTACCAAGATACCCTTTACCACCATCGCCACCACCTCCACGAATCTTAAATGCATGAGCAACTGCTGTTTGATTGTCACCCATGTTTGCTCTGAGTGTTGGTGATTGCTCTTCAACAAACCGATTCGGTTCACCTTCTCTCTTAGCAATTCCAGGTTCGAACCCATAAGCCACACCATGAACACCAGTCGCATTCAAAGTATACATTGGACCATCCTCAGTAAATCCATTACCATTACCACCATTTTGAGGTTGTCTGCCAATAGTGTTTTCTGCTAGTGCAATAGTTTGAACAAATGGCACATTGCCACCACCAGTTCCCCAACGACTGGTGACTGTGGTGCAAGTGTTACCCATCTCTTTGACTCTCGAATCGTTTGGATGATTCTCATAAACTTTTGGTTCCAATACCAATCCACGACCATCTGTCAAATCTTGGTTTCCGATTCCTTTGTAATCTCTTGCCATAAGAGTTCCGATTGTTGTATCGCCATTTGGAGAGCGACTTTGAGTGCTGGAGGTAGTTGTTTGCCTCTTGCCTCTGCTCTTCGTAGTATTCCCAAGCAAGCTTTCGGACTCAAATAAAACCTTTGATGGACTGACCCAATCTCCAAGACATCCGACAACAAAGACTCTTCTGCGTCTTTGTGGGACTCCGAAGTGTTGAGCGTCCAACACTCTGTAGGCGAACCCATACCCGAGTTCGACCAACGCCCCAAGGAAGGAACCAAAATCCCGTCCTCCATTTGAACTGAGGACACCTGGCACGTTTTCCCAAACGCACCATCTTGGCTTAAACTTGTCAAGAATTCCAATATAGGTGAGAGCGAGGTTGCCTCTTGGGTCTTCGAGTCCTTTTCTGAGTCCAGCGACTGAGAAAGATTGGCATGGGGTTCCTCCAACGAGGATATCAATTGATTCATTTAAATTCCACTCCTTATATTTAGTCATATCCCCTAAATTAGGCACATGGGGATAATGATGTGCTAATACTGCAGATGGGAAGGGTTCAATCTCACTAAATGCGACTGGACTCCATCCCATTTGGTGCCAAGCAACTGTCGCTGCCTCGACACCACTACACACAGATAAGTATTTCACATGATTCCTTTCGATAATTTAAATTCCATTTTGTTAAGTGATTGTAAATCTTTACTATGAGATTGAAAATAAAAATTATGAGCATCCGACCAATAGCAAGCATATGTTATTTTATCATCAATCATTATTTTTGCCTCTGGAAAATATTTATCGTATCTACATGTTGCATCTGTAAGAATAATAATTCTATTATCTTTACTAGCAATTGCCCACTCAATTACTTTTGAATTTGCTGATAAATTTATAAACAATAAACTACAAACCAATAATTTTTTCATAGATTATTATCCCTTACATATTGATCAGAATATACAATCTCAAAATTACTGCATTCTGATGGAATAAACCAACTCTCATAACGATTATCCAGCATATAGTTTTCAATAATTTCAGAATCATTTTCCAGCAATGTTTTTTCATCAATAGCATTGATAACACACATATCAAAATAATCTGTGCCTATATTAAAACGACCGAATTCAAATGTGCCATACCAAACTTCAATCTTCGATTTTTTATTTAAATGTAATTCCAGGCTAACTGGAATATCCTCCAAATTATTTTCAGTAATGTATTTTATTGCATCTCTACTTGTGTTAAATTCCATACTTCCCCCTTAAATTTAAAATTGTAAATCTTTTGGATTACTTCAGTTTTCATAGTTGTATATCCACCAGTAGCAAAAAAATCGGTGACTGCCTCTATATCTTCAATATTGGAATGTAAATATAGCAATTCATATTCAGTCAACGCTTTAATCATTTCCATTCGAGTCATGCATCCTCCCTTTTAATCAAACTATTATCACGATAGCACTTACCCAAAACAAATTCACTAACAAATACATCACTTGGATACCACCAGTCATCCTCAAGATTATACTGCTCAGTATGTGTTTTTAATCCATCAATTAAGACTTCCTTAGCCTCCGCGGCAGACATCCCAAAAGCCTCAAAACTAAAATTCCTTGAATCATAACGAGCGAAGTAAATTGTCTTCATGCTTTTCTCCATTGTCATTTAAGAATCGATAACCATACATAAAACCTAATACAAAAGCAATCCGATGTGAATCGGAATAAGGTGAGCCACCATTTGGATAACTCTTAGCCTCCATGTCATAAAACACATTATTGGCTATTGTTTTTAAATCAGTATTCATGATTCCTCCATCTTTAAAAGAGTTGCAGTTTCTTCACAAATCATATGGATAATCTCATCCGAATAAAATCTAGGTGGTATTTCATCCACAGTATTGCCGTTTGAATCTGTCACAATGACAGTAAAATAAATACTAAAATCTTCCATAAAACCTCCTATAATTCAGCAGTAAAATAACACTCACCATTCTCTTCCATACACTTGAGAATTTCTGTGCCTAATTCCAGGCGAGCAAACCAAACCAATAATTCTCGAATTG